CGCGGTTGTCCTGCCGTATCTCGACGAGCCCGGCTGTATCCAGCTTCGCGGCGTTTACGATCTCCTCGGTGATGATGGTGCCGTGCTGGCCGTGATCGCCGACGCCGCCGACGAGCCCGTAAGCCATCAGTCGAGCACCTCGCAGCCGTAGCCCACGCGGCCGGACACGTCAACCTCGCACGCCTCGACGGCCTGCACGGGCTCGCCGGGGCTGCCCATGGTGCAGCCGTCGCCCGGCCCCACCTCGTCGCCTCGCACGGTGCATATCAGCACGTCGGGCTGGGTGAAGCCGAAGCCGAGCCTGATGGCGCAGTCGGAGCATCGCTTGCATTCGGTTATGGGGTTCATGGGTCCTCCCTCGCGTTCGGGAGGATGTTCCCGCCGCGGTCACGCGGCATGAAAAAGCCCCGCCGGGGCGGGGCCTCACAGTCAAATGAACGGGGCTATGTCCTTGGCCTCCTTGAGGAACTTCCTCACCTTGGCCATGAGGGAGTTGTCGGTCAGGTACTCGATGCCGCGGGGCGTGATGCAGGCGCCGTCGAGCCCGTAGACGCGGTCGAACGTGTTGTCGACCTCGACCCTGACCGCTCCCGAGATGAATCCGTAGTCGAGCAGGCTGCACAGGATGTAGTGCCAGTACCGCTCGTTCGCGCCTGCGGCGAGGGCGATCTCGTCGAGCCTCTTGGGGTCGACGTCCTCCCCGCCCTTCAGGCACGTATAGAGGTATAGGAGGATGCGGTAGACGATCACGTGGTAGTCGTTCTTAGCCATGGCTAAACCCCCCTGACCCCGTCCTCGTAATCGCATCTATCGCATCTCGCCCCGTAGGAGTTTCCGCGCTCGAAATAGCAGAGCGGCTCGCCGCAGTTCGGGCAGCGGACGTCCTTCTCGGGGTTCTCGTACTTATCGGCTACCGCGCTTCTCTCCGCCTCGGTCATCTTCGGCCATGTTCTCAGTTTCTGCATTCGATTCACCTGCTCAGTAGCCATATACGAGTTTTCTGTAGCTCTTTGTATATCTTACCTTAACCCCGGCCTCGCTAGCCCTCTGGTATGCGTCGACCATGAGGGAGGCCCGCTCCTCGTCGGACAGCCCCGGCGCCGTCATCGCCGCATGGTAGCTCGCCCTGAACTCGTCGGCCCAGTGGCCGATGGGATATGAGCTGTCGGGGAACGCGGCGTGGCCGTAGTACTCATGGGCCAGCACGGCCTTGACGCTCAGGCGGTCCCTGTTGTTCGTCGACTCCTCGTCGGGGAACACATCGCCCCCTACGTTCACCTTCTTGGTGACCATCGAATACCCGGTGGGCCTGCTGTTGAACGCCAACCGTTCGGTCGGTATGGACAGCTCGTTCGCGGCGGCCCTGACCGTCTCCACCTCCGCGTCGGTCAGCTTTCGCCTGTTGCCGCCGCGTGCGCCGTTTGCGAAGTTTCTCGCCAGCGCCGTGTCCAGTACCTTCTGCTGGTCGCCCGCCGACATCTTCCTGAACCCGCTCGACGGTATGCCGTAGTCCTCGAGCTGCCACGAGAGCCGCTTTCGTGCCTCGGTTCTGGATACGCCGGCCACGTCCAGCTTGCGCTTGGTGCCGGGCATGTCAATGAACTCGGAGATGGTGCGGTTCGCGGGCTTGGCGCCGGTGACGGCGGGCTTGCCGGCCTTCCACTCCTCGTAGGTCATGCCCTCGGGCAGCCTGCTCCACCTCTTGCCGTCGCTGTAGTCCACGCCATCCACGGCCGCGATGAGCGTGCAGCGGCAGTTGCACGTCTCGGCATACGGCGCCTCCGGGTCGCCGGGATAGCGGCACCCGTTGCTGAACTTCTCCCCGACCTCGACCTTCTCGCCGTAGAGCTGCCTATGGCTCGAGCGCGTGCGGCCGTCCATCGTCGCCAGCCACTCCTGCTGCACCTTGATACCGAGCCCCTTGGCCCTCTTGTAGCTGTCGACGCGCCCGGCATTCTCCGCCGCCGTCGTCGAGGTGCGCGCCAGACGCACCGCCGCCGCGCGGTTCGCCCCTGTCACGTCCTGCATGCGCTTGGCTATCTTTGGTATCGACTCGCCGAGCAGCACGCCCTGCGTGATCTGGTTGGCGATGAGCCGGCGGTTCCACGCCATGTCCTTGGCGACGTTGACGGACGGCTTGGGCAGGTAGCTGTCGTGGTCGGTGAGCAGCCTCTGCACGGTCGAGGCGTCCTGGAGCGCGAAGGCCGTGTCCCAGCCGACGGCGCTCTCGACCTGCCACGTGCCGTAGTTGTAGTTCTCGGCGTAGACCTCAGGCAGCCTGCCCTCGATGGCGGCGGCAGCGACGACGTTCGCATGCGTCATGGCCTCGGCGCACTGCTTGAGGACGATTCGGTAGCGCCTGCCGGCCGCTATCTTCCCGCTTCGCCAAGACCTGTATTGAGCCTTGGTGATCTCGCCGGCATCGAGACGCTCGCGCATCTTCTCGTCGTCGGCCTCGAACTGCGCCAGATAGCGCTTGAGGTCGGCGTAGGCCGTCTTGCTCGCCTCGCCGTACACTCCTTCCACCTCGCGCTCGAACGCCCGAATCTCGGCGTCTGAGAACTCGTGAGCGCTGTCCTTCGCCATGCGCCGCCTCCAATCGTCGGCACGCATGGTCGCCCGCCCATAACGGAAAAGGGCCCCGACCGAAGCCGGGGCCCTTTTCCTACTCGTCGTCGCCCTCGTCGCCCTCGTCGTCCTCGTCGCCCTCCTGGGCACCCTTCGCGTTCGCCGCCAGGGCGGGCGGCAGCGCTGCCATGCGCTCCTCCTGCTCCCGCTGCTTGCGCTCCAAAATCTCGGCGGCCTCGTCGGGCGTGATGTTCGGCAGCTTGCGCAGGATGGTCTCCTCGTCGAGCCACTCGGCCTCCAGGCACACGTTCTCGATCTGCTCCTTGGTGTTGCTGATGCGCGTGCGGGTGAAGATCGGCGTGTCCTCGATGCCCTGGAGCGCGAGCAGGTCCATGATGCCCTCGCGCATGTGGCGCTCGAACTCCGCGGCCTCCTCGTCAAGCGGCTGGTATGCGGCGTCGATGTGGTCGTTGGTCGCGCCGGCGGCGATGGTGTGCACGTCGAGCGCGCCGAAGTCCTCGTAGATGTCGGCCTTTATCTGGGCCAGCGTCTCGCGGCGGCTCGCCACGGGCACCTCCTGCACATACGGCGTCGCGGCCTGCCCCTGCTCGGCGTCGACCTGCGCCACGTGCGTCAGCTTGAGCTTGGCGCGCCACAGGTCGAGCTCGCGGTCGTCCATGCCGCCGGCGCCGTTGACTATCCAGTAGACCTGCGCGCAGTCGTTGACGTCGTTGCACAGGCCGCTCTTGATCATGTCGTAGGCGTCGATGCCCCCGCGCATTCCCACGAGCGTGGACTGGTGCGCGTCGCTGCCCCAGACGGGCACGATGGGCAGGCGCGAGTAGTTCTCCTCGTCCACGGCCAGCGCGAGGCCGTCGGCCGGCACCTCCTCGTAGGTCACCTTGTAGGCGCGCTTCGCCTCCGTCACGGCGAAGTCGAGCGTGCCGGCGGCCGGGGCCGCCATCTGCGTGTAGCCGTCCTGCTCGTACAGCGTGGCGTTCCACGGGTGGTCCGGGTCCAGGCGCCAGAAGCGCACGCCGGCCACCATCGCGCCGCTGACCTCGTCCCACACCGGGCAGAACTCGTCGGCGGTGAACACGTCGATGTGGTCGAGGTTCCAGAACGGGAACGAGATGCCGTGGATGAGCGCGTACAGGCCTATCTTCATCACGTCGTCGTCGAAGCGGTCGCCCAGCGCCTCCTTGGTGGTGTCCTCGCCGCCCTTCGAGACGTCCACGAAGCTCACGCCCTTTCCGAGCGAGTATGAGCAGCGCTGCCCGTTCAGGCGCTTGAACAGGTTGGACTTGATTCGCATGTCCGACGCCGTGTAGTCGTCGACCGGCGTGCCGGCGCTCGAGTACACGATCTTGGTGAACCTGCTGATGGTCACGTTCTGCTGGCGGTAGTAGTCGTTGGCCGCCACCGCGTTGCGGTACATCTCGCCGGCCATGTGGCGCCTCACGGCGTCGGAGGCGAACCCCGC